TCACCAAGGATGGCACCATCATTTGTGGTGCAATCAACGATCAGCTTAGCTCCGTTTGAACCACCAATGGTGATAACAGATGTTTGCTCAACTGTTGCACCGGCAAGGTCAACAATATTGTGTAATACATTATCAACCAGTAACGGTTGCTTGTTAGTAGATGTAGAAGCCATTATGCATTACCTTTGTTTGATTTACCTTTCTTGGCGATAGTTGTTTTAGTACTACCAGGGACCATTGCCATTGGGTCAGGCATCATTGCTGGCTGACCAGTTAGGCCCATGGCACTCTGTGGTTTACCCAGCATTGCTGGATGTGAGTTGATACCAACTGAAGCCATGTACTCTTGTGGTGCAAACATCGTTTGATTGTTTGTTAATGGTTTTACATCTGTACGTCCAACCATTGATGGGTCAACAGCACCCAATTGGGTTGCATTGACTAGACCTTTGTCCTGATAAGGGAATTTATTTACAGCCATGCCGTTTGGTCCCTGTGGCATTGCACTTAATTGAGGACCAAAGCTAACAACATTGTCTGGATTGTTATTTTGTGTTGTTGGATCACCTGGTGTCACTGACATGTTCATTGACAGCATCGCCCGTTTTGGATCTAGGTTGATTGAATTCTGTTGTGCTTTACTTAGAGCCATTATCAAATCCTCGTAGTTTGTTGACGATCGTTGTTGCCATCGTCTGAATTACCAACAGCATTCCGATACATGGCAAGCTTTTTGTCTAGAGCATCTGAGGCCATATCAGTTTGTTGCTCTGCTTGAGGTTCAGGTTTTTCAAACCTTTCATCAGGCATGGGTTCGCCAGTTGTAATTTGTGGCTGTACTCCTCCTACATAAGGATTACCATCTGCTTGAGCTTGTGCTTGCTTAAGTTTCATCTGATAGTCAGCTTCCTGACTATTCATGGTAATTTTAGGAGCACCGTGTGTATTTACGGCATGCATAATTGTATGGTTTAAATCCTAAGACTATTCTACACTTAACACCAACTTGTGCTGAGCATCATTCGAGTTCCCACAGCAGTATCAGCTGGTCCAGGTACTGCCAAGATAAACTCTGCACCAGCACGTTCAAATGCATAACGACGTACTTCTGGACGTCTGTAGTTTGGTACGTACAAGCTTTCAGCTAAACGGTCAATCTCTCGAAGGTATATCTCTCTAAAGTAATCATCACCTTTCAGTGGATCTGACGTAGAAATTGTCCGATCAACGTCACCAGAAATAATTTCTTGACGTGATGGATTCAAGATCCTGCTTCCATTTGCATCGAAGTAATCATCAGGAATCGCAGCACTTGCTCGCCATGCAATATCACAACGTTTGATGTGATACACAATTTGCTCATACCAGTAGTTATCTGGAATAAGTGCCATCGCCTCTTCTAGGCGGGAACGATCACCAGCAGGAATCTGAGCACCAGCATTAAAGCCTAAGTGAAATCTAGTTTTTGACTTTAGATAATCGTCTAGTTCCATTACGCAGCTCCAGTAATGTTGCTATAGGTATCAGCAAGGACAGATTGCAATTGCTGTGTTTCAGAAGGGGTGAGTGAACCTTCTGTCTGGAGTTTTGCAAGAAGTGTGGCTGCAGGATTGTCTTGCATTGCTGCTACCCTTGCACCTGCTCCAAGTGCTCCACCTAGGATTGCTCCTACCAAACCCCCTGCAAAACGTGGTCCAGGTTTAATAGAAGCTCTTACATTCTGCATACCTGTTTTAGTTACAGGTACTAAGCCTTGACCTTCTGCCAAGCGATCTTTAAGCTTATTGATCAGAAGCCCACCTTGATGAGGAACTTCACCAGCTGCAGCACCCAACAATGCACCTCCACCCATACCTAAGGCTGTGGCAGGAAAAGTGCCCATTTGATTTTGTTGATCTTGCTGCGCTTTAGCTAGTAACGCCTCTTCAATACTAATTGCCATTACTATACTTTGACTTTAATATTACTAGTTTAACTAATAAAGATTAAGTCCTCTTCAATCAATTGATCCCAGTTAACTCTTGGAATATTCTCAAGCTGTTTGAGATTAGCAAAGCGCTCTCCGCTTAGAGACATACGTAGCTCAACAATTTTTTTAGCTGTAGCAAATCCTACGCCTGGTAGACGTTTAGCAATCTGCTCTGCTTGCGCTGCATTCAGATTTAATCGCATATCTTCAATAGGAACAATTGGATCAGGCAATTGCTCTTCAGGTAGCTCTTGCTCTAGTTGTGCAATCTTGACCATCCGACCTTTTTCTCGGTCATAAGGAACAAGTTGATCCAGTGTCATAAACGTGACGTTACCTCCAGCATCTTTAACCATCGCAAATTCTTTATCGTGAGTACTGATAAACTCAACTAGTTTGCCAGTCTTACTATCTTGAAATAACTTTTGATCGGACATATTTTTTGGGGTATTCCTTTTCATATTATAGGCACAAAAAAAGCGCCTCATAAGAGACGCTTGAGTTATCTGATTGTTATTATCAGGTGCCTTGACCAGCTTCAATTCCATAAGGAATGTGAGCGTCGCTTGCATCAGGTGCGGGAGCGGGACGGTAGTAGCAGATCTCGACCAAGATGGCAGAGGGGCTCTTACGGTCTGCACCAGCAGAAGGGTTCTGCTCAGCAGTGAAGTTGGCAGAAGTGATGACTTGAACAGCAGTATCAGCAGAAGTACTGATAGCAGTGCCATTGACAATTCCCAACATTGCGGAGGCAGCACCATCAGCAGGGAAGAACTTGTCAGTTCCTGCAGTCAGGGTTGTTTCACTACCGGTGTTACCAGGAGCGTTGCCGCCTAGGGCTTTGATCTTAATGGTGTTGCCATTAGCAGCAGCTTTTACACCAGGTGCGTTAACTGCTGTGCGATAAACAACGGATCCTTTAGGAATCACGAATGCTTTATCTACACGTGGCTTGTCATCCTGACGAAGATCAGGGGACAGAACCTTCAGGTTGTAGGTGCCAGCCGACAAAACACCACCGGAAAGGGTTCCAGCGTTGTCGGGATCTAGGACGAGTGCACCGACGATGCGGTAAAACTCAACACCTGGGAGAGCCTCAACACCCTGTTCGCGATATGCGTTCAGGTGGGCTACATAATTACCGGGAAAAATTACGGACATAGTTAGTTAGCTCCTATCAATATACGAAAGAGTAACCAACCGTAATGAAATCGCGATTAAGCGTTTCAAAACCGGCAAACAGCGACCAGATCATGATGATGAAACGGCTGAAGTCGTCGTTGTTGTTCAACAGAATCTGTGCGTTGTTACCACCAATACCCACACCCACGGCCTGAGGACCGAAGAAGACAAGTTGCGAAGCTGTGTAATCAGCAGCGCCACCGGCCTCATCAGTTACAACCAGGTTGTAAGTAGTTTCTGGCAGGTTGGTGGACTCGAACCAACGGACACCCTCAAAGAGGAAGCCAGTAGGCATAACGGGCTGACCGGCAACAAAGCCAGCTTGACCGTAAGCAGGACCCATGCCTTGGTAGAAGTTGGCATTAGGTGCTTCACCAGGGTTCATAGGATTAACAATCCCTTGACCTGGATAACGTGCGATTTCGCGGAAGTCGGCGTTCTGACGCAGGTGCATCATTGCGGTCGGATCCACGATGCAACGGTAGTAACCATCAGCGAAGGTAGGAACGTTGCGCTTACGCATGTCCTTGACCACTTCGAGGAGGTCAGTCTTGACATCGAATTTTGCGGACTCGCCAGCGGCGTAAGTCACACCCAGGGTGCCACCAGCACCGCCCTTGGCCTTACCGCCGGGCAGGTAGTAACCACCTTGATCTTTGCTGGCTTGACCAGCAGCTTCTGCCTTCAGCAGTTCGTTTGCGAAGACGCGATCACGCCAACGACGATAGTCATCCAGCAAGGTCAAAGAACCGATGCTTTGGTGGAAGACATTCAGGTTGCCGGTATCAAGCAGCAGACGCTGAGCAGTGATCAGGGTTTCACGAGCCACCTTGAAAGTAGAAGGCTGTGAAGCATCGCGAGAATCAGCAGGGCCGGTGTACTCACGAAGAGTAACGAGCACTTTGTCCTTAACGATGTTGCGTGCGGAGGCGGATCCAAGTGTTTGATCGGCAGTCCGCTCACGGGACTCCTTAGTACCAGGCTTGCCCCAGAAGCGATACCGGTCTAACTGAACAGTTTGACCAGGTTGCTTGGAGAAGTCATGAACAACTACGGGCTCAACTGCCATCTCAATGATGTAGGCAGGATGAGGACGATAAAGTTCTGCACCAAGAAGCTTCGGAAAATCATTATCAATCCACATAGGATCGTAACTCCGTAAGCTAAAAAAGTTATAAGTGACTTCGACTTAGTCACATATAACGATAGTACTTGTTATTGCTATACTTTTAACTATATACCCCAATATTTTGTGGTTATGGAATTTATTGATGATAAAATTTGGACGCCTATTCATCTCTTGCCTGGATATGAGTGCTGTATTGAGTACTATATAAACTCAGTGGGTGAAATTAAAAGCACTAAAGGTAAGTCCGAAAAGCTTCTAAAGCAGCGTAAAAATAAGAATGGATATATGCAGGTTAATCTGACACAAAGGATTGGTCGCAAGAGAACTATCACTGTTACCGTTCACAAGTTAGTAGCCCTTGCATTTTTAAAACCTCCACTAACAATGCCTGGAAGAACAAAAGCTTGCAGTCGTGTAGCGCATGTTGATGGACATAAACATAACAACTCAGCTTGTAATCTTAAATGGACTAAAATAGAAGAAAGTTGTAATAGCAAAAATGGCTGATAGTCTTATTCTTACTGGTGTGAAAGATGTACAAAAACACACCGGCAAGGAACTCTTGCTTACTCGCCCTAAGCGGGGTGGTGATACTCACAAGATCAAAGAATGGTGGCATGGAACAAATGGTGTTCAGTATGTTGACTGCACCATTTTTGATGTGACTGCCAAAGGAGAGAAGATGAAGCTTGCTGTGGCTTCTACAAACGGAACCTTTGTTCGCATCGATCATGATGGTGAATTGAATTTTGCGTTCTATGCCTCACGCAATGTCACTCGTGCTGCTTTATTCACTCAAGAACTTCAGCTTGTAGAGCACTACGTCCTACCTTCTATGAGCGGTGGCAAAGTGATGACTGTCACTCCTCATGGTGCAGTAACCAAGCCTGTATTTGTAATCAAAGAAGCAGTTAAGCCTGCAGCACCTGTTAAAACAAAAGCCACAAAGAAAGTAGTTACTAAAGAATATAAATCTGCTATCAAAAAAGAAGACTAGAAACTAGGACGATCTGAAGTTCTCATAATATAATTCTTGTCACTGATTGATTCCAGTGCCTTGTATTCATTACCGATATCAATTTGAATGTTATAGGGCAATCTTTTAGTGTTTCGTGCATGCACACCAACGTAGAAAAAGTCACGTGGTTTGATATACATCAAATCGTAGGGATGCTCTTCATTCTCACTGGTATATAGACGTACGTCTAAGTTAGCGTCGTTGTACATATTGGAAGTCTTTAAGTTTTGAAGATCAATACTTAGGTAAGCATCTAGACCAATTGCAGGCAATGTAAGTGGAGGCGTAGCTGCTGAGGAGTATCCAGTATCTAGTTCTGCTGCTGCTCGATCAAGAGCACTAGTTACAAATCCTGTATCGTCTTCTGTAGCATTATCATAAATATCAGCTTTTATATAACCTGGCTCCATATATTCTTTAAGAACAATGTCACCAATAATATTTAGCTTTACTTTGATAAAGTGATTCTCCACTCCATATAAACCAACGGCATCAGAGTACTGTAAAGAGAAAGGTACAACGTTTACCTCAGCGAGCTCAGCTTTGCCAATGCTCGCACCTGTTGCATAGTTGAGTGATCGACTAGATGAGTAGCGATCAGGGTTTGTATTATCACTAGCAGAATACGTTTGATTTTGCTTTAGTAATTCTGTTGTGACGTCCATGTCCGCACTGCGTCTTTAACTCTATTGTATTAAAGATAGTCATTGACAGATTCTGATTCCTCACGCAAGTTCTTAAGTGCTTTGTGCTCTAACGTTCTTACACGATCACGGCTCATGTTCAGGACTTGACCGATTGCTGTCATTGACATCGGTTCAAGGATATCCTCACCAATTCCATACCTCATACTAATTACAGCAGCTTGCATTTCAGGAAGCTCTTCAATTAGTTCTCGGATATCATCTTTAATGAACTGTTGCTCTAGCAGCATTTCTGGTAGTTGTGTCTTATCTTCTAATAGATCAATCAATGCTGTATCCCGATTCTCTCCAATTTTAATTTCTAAAGAAGTAGGTTGACGAGCCTTACACATTAAATCTTTAATTTCATCAACCTTCAGATTAAGGTATTCAGATAATTCAAATACATTTGGTAACTGCCCATTGATCTGACTTAATTCACGTTGGGCTTTCTTAAGTTTATTGAGGTTCTCAGTAACATGGATTGGTAGCCTGATCGCCCTCGATTTCTCAGCGATTGCGCGAGTGATCCCTTGACGGATCCACCAGTAGGCGTAAGTAGAAAACTTGTAACCACGGCCAGGATCAAACTTCTCGACGCCACGTACGAGACCGATGGTACCTTCTTGGATAATGTCCAGGAGGTCCATATTCCGCTTGGTGTATTTCTTTGCAACTGACACCACAAGCCGAAGATTGGCAGTAACCATTTTGTCTTTAGCTTTTTCTCCATCTCTGATTTGTTTACGTAGATCCTTGTATGGAATATCCATCACACGTGAGAGGTCTTTGGTGTCATCTAGCTGAAGCTCATCCTTAATGGTTTTGATTTCCATCAAACGTTGAACTTGTCTGCCTAATAGGATCTCTTCGTCATGCTCAAGTAAAGGGATTCGTCCGATATCACGGAGATATGAACGGACAGAATCTCCTGTACTCTTTGTAGATGCCATATTGTCTTTTCGCTTATATTTAATTCTATCAGCCTAAATGCTATTTATCAACTATAGATTCCTGCAAACCTAATACTTTCACCAGGATTATCGCCAGACTCTAGTGATTCAACTGCCATAGCTTGTGCAGCATGCTCGTTATATCCTTTCTCTTTGTAGTTAGTTAGGTTTCGCTCATACTGTTCGATAGAACTTTCGAAGTCTTCACCATGGTGA